CCATCATAGCATCATATGCTGCAGCAAGTGTCGATTTGTTCATTGAACTTGCTTTCAACATCATTGAAGCCATTAACTGAGATTTTGTTTGTCCAGGTGTCTTATCATCTAGTTTAGGCGTAGATTTTTCACCAGCAGACTTATCAGCTTTTCTTGAATTGTTTTTTGTTGCAGTAGGCTCAGGCACTTCTGAAGGCTCACCAGTGGCCTTGAACTCATCGAGCTGCTCTTCCTCTGCAATTTGCTCTAGTTCTTTTTCAGACATTTAAAGACTCCCTTTTAAAGTAAATATCTTTCATAGTATTTATACATTTATGAAATTAGCGATTTCAGAAACTTATCAAACAGTTTGAGCTGCTGCTCTTTGAGCTCTTTTACAGAACGGTTACCTGTCTCCAGAATTTCTTCAACTACTTGTTGTGCTTTCCAGCTTCCATCTATGTTAACCCATTCAACCCCTTCCATGATACCTCTTACGAATGCATCAGGTGCTGATGGATCAGCAACAATATCAGCTGCTGTTGCAAGGTGAAAATCTCCTTGCACTTGCATAGTACCATTGTTATCTTTCAATGATCCCATACCTCTTGAAGAAACTGCTAATTCGCAATTTTCCTTCATTAGATTCTTTACTATTGTACCATATGGTGTTTCCATTATTTTAGCTTTACCTATAATATTTGGACCATCAGGCTTCAATTCAGTTATCTTATGAGAAACTCTTTCTAAATTGATAGTAGGTCCATTTGGATGTCCAAGCTCACCAAAAGCTCTATTCTTTTGAACCATTTCCTTATTATATCTTTGAGTTTCTTTAATTAAAACTTCTTTTGGATACATTCTACCATTACGGTTTTTAATATCTCCTTGCATAAATATGCCTTCAATAAAAAAGCTCTTTTCACCGTTCTCATTGTCTTCTTGTATTATCTTTACTTCTTCAACACGTTCAGTAAAAAGTTTCATAGCATACTCCTATTGTGAAACAGTAGCGGCAAAATCTAACATTTTCATAAAAGAAACTTCACTCTCTTCAAGTGATTTGATAAAGATGTCTAAGTTCTCTTCAGTTAGTTCTTCTGATACAGCTATCAATTTAGATGCTGTTTCAACGTCTATATCTAATACGTTGCCGTCTTTAAATTTGATTTGTAATGGAGTATTTGATTCTATTACTTGACGTAATGTATCTATTATACCCTCTGTAATTTCTTCAACTTGCTCATACACTTCTTCATCTTCGCCTTCTTTATAGCTAGCTGGTTTTGTATGATCTTTTGTCATTGTGTTACCATTAAGTATGTCCCATATCTTTTTACCATCTTTAAATGGTAAATCGATTTCTTGTTTAACATGCTTATCTACAAAATTTTTATCTCCTTCACTCTTAGGTTGAGCTACTTCAGATATAATGTCTTTTAAAAATTTAGCCATCAGTTTTTTCCTCCGACTCTTCGTCGTCTGTTGTAGGCTGATCTTCTTGCTCTAATTCTTCTTCATCTTCGTCGATGTTATCATCATCGATGTCATCATCGTCGATATCAAGTTCAGCTTCTTCTTCAGGAGTCAATTCTAATTCTTCCTCTGAAGATATATCGTCTTCTTGATCATCATCTAATTCATTATTTGCAAATTTGTTTATAAAATCTGCTTTTTTACCAGCTATAGTGTCTCTAACTCTTTGTAACATAGCATCGTTAAAATCATTCACTATTCCAACTGGTTTTGCATTAACTGCATTTTGTACAATCTTTAGAGCTTTGTCAGTGTATTCAGCCATAATTATTTACTCTCCAAATATATTTATATAATCCTATTATCCTAAATCATCTTCATCTGGATTTTCAGGATTTTGTTCAACTTCTTTGCTTATTTCTTTTTCCATCTGATCAATTTCTTCGTTGTTAAGATTCAGTACATGCTTTTTTATATATGCTTCTGAAAAATATTTACCAACATATTGATCAATATCATTAAGGGTTTGCAATCTTTCTCTTAATATCTCAGTCTTTTTCAGTTCTGAGAAATGATTATCTGAAACATAATCATATTTAATTTTATCACTTAATAATTTCCATTCATCTACTGTCATTATTCCTTTTAATGAAACTTGTTTTTCCATTATGATATTAAATAATTCAGTAAATTTTAATCTTAAACGACTTACAAATTTAGAAAATTTAAGTTCGTCTCTTGATATTTCAGATGCTCTACCTAAAGTGAAACCAGCTTCAGGTTCTAATCTAGATACAGGAACATTTAATGATTTGTATAATTTCTTTTGAAAGTATATTACATCATCCATTTCACCAAGATTTGTTCCTCCAGGTAGTGTTGTTATTTCAGTTCCTCTACCACCTTCTCTTCTTGGTAACCAAAAATCTTCTAACATTGTCATGAATTTACGATCATCACGAACTTCACCAGTTCCAGCATCGTAAACTAATCTGTTTTTATGTTTTACCATCATATCTCTTAGATATTGTTCTGCTTTCATTTTTGGAAGGTTTCCAACATCTATATAAAATATTCTTCTTTCAGGTGCTCTAGATATTCTGTATATAACAGAAGCATCTTCCAACACTTGTAATTGATTCAATGGCTTGATAGCTTTATGTAAATGACCAATAACTAGTTTATTGTTTTCATCCATTAAACCTGATGTAACATGACATATTGAATCCTTAGCAATCTTTAAACCTGCATTATTTGATATACCAGGTTGCATCTCAACCATTGTTTTCTTGTTATTAAATCCTTTTTCATTATAGATAAAATACTCATTTTTTACAATTGGTAATGATGCGTTTTTATCCTTTTTCTTTTGAATCTCTTTTACTTTTCTTATTTTACGTGGATCAATATACCGAAGTTCTTTAACTCCTGTCTTTGGATCCTTATCATCTATAATAATGTGATAATAAATCCTACCATCAATGTACCATCGTCTGAAAACATCGTATCCCTTCGACTCAAGTTTTAACATTCTTGTTATAACGTCAAACTCGTCTCTAATTTTATTTTTAATGTTTGTAGAAAGGTTTGTAAGATCTAAATTGATATCAACAATTTTTTCATGTTGATTGTATACAATTGCTTCATTAATTATATCATCAACAGCTATCTCCACATCTGGATTCATAGCCATTTTTCTATATCTAGAAACTAATTCCGCTTCATTTTTTGCTGCACCTTCCAGGTCCACATATTGACCATATGCACCGCCTGCAGCAATGGACATAGCTCCATCATCTTCTTCAGGGGCAACAAATGATTTTATTTGGGGTTCCTGTTGTGTACTTTTTCGTTTTATTTCAAAACCAAATAGCTCAGCCATAATATCTCCTAAGTAGTTTAGAAGGGGATTTTATTCCCCTTCTTACTATTTATCTTATATACCACCAGCGTTGCCGGTAGGTCCAGATACAGTCCAATAATCATATTGAAATTCAATCTGGAATTCTTCAATTTGGTCAACAGCTTCCCAACTTACTTCAATTTCAGTAATAAGAGTTGGAAATAATCCATTAAACTCATATGTACGAATTGGAGTACCAGTTTTTGAATACTGTATGACTTGTGCTTGTGCTTTGTACAAACTAGGTGCTGATCCACCTGTTGTACGTAGATTTCCTTCTAATGAATTAATGGAGTTTACCCACTGTTCCATAGAGTTTCTAATTAGAAAATCTTCATCATTTATTACTGTATCAGTCCATGGATTGAAAGTCCTATCACCAGCTAATCTAACTTTTCTACCGAAGTAAGGTACTTCGATAATTCCTAAAGTAGATGCAGGCAATTGAGCTGTCTTCACCAAGAATGGTACTTTAAGATCTGCAGCTGAATTAGCAGGATTCTGTATAGTCACTTGAAACAGTGACTGTCGAGCTCCACCAAGGGCTAATTGAGATCTTATTTCGTTTATATTAAAAGCCATTTCTCTCTCCTATCCCTTAGAATTTACCAATGATTTCGGAGAACTCTACGCCTGTTCTAACTGCAACGAAGTTTAGTTGAATAAAGTTGATAGATTTAGCTGGTTTAATATAAATATCAGCTATAAACTCATTTCTATCAATAACTTCTCCAGTGTTATTTGTTCCGTCACAAATTACTGCGAAATCATATATTCCTCTTCTTCCTTGTACATCTCTTAGGAATGGTTCTACCAAATTTTTAAATTGTGCTCTGGTAAACTCATCATTTAACTCAAACAATGAAAACTTAGCTGCTGTAGCAATTGCTTTTTCAAGAACAATGAATAATCTTCTTACATTAATTCTATCGAATGCACTTGGCTTTCCTAATAATGTTTTATCTCCAAACAAGATAGTACCTTGTCCAGGAAAGTTTACTATTGGATTGATGTCTGATTTATAAAGAACATCTCTATCAGCTTGCCTAGGATTGTATGGTAGTTTAACAATGTTTTTAATTATACCTCTGTTGTAACCTGCAGGTGAGAACCATGGATCTCTTGTATCATCAGTTCTTACTGCTAAACCAGCTACATCACCATTAAATGGTACATATCTATACACATCATTATACTTGTCATACTGATATTTGTATCCAGAATCCATTACAGCATAAGAAGAAGCTGTTAGTGAATTTCTAAATGCAATTGTGTCTGTTGCTTCATCGCCAGCATTATTAATAATATCACCTCTATCTGGTGATATAAATGCAACACAATCTTTTCTTGATTCACATATATTATCTATAATATAATTACCTAAACCAGTATTATTTGTTCCAGCTGTAGCTTTTCCTTGAAGTATCATTGATACATCAACGTCTGCTCCATCTTTATACAAATCATAACCCTTAGCTAAATCTGCTAATGATATTGCTGATTCACTTACAGAATCTATACCACCTTGAAGACTTGATGTTAAAGGATCTGATGTAGATAGTGGTGTTACATTAATAGCTGTATTAACATATGATGACCCACCTCTATGATTTACTGCATAAATGTAAGCTGATCTATTGTTAACAGCTGTAGTATAATATATGTATGAACCATCTGGTGATTTTGCATCAGTTGATCTTGAAAGACTTTCAAATACTTCAATAACTTGACCTGATGTTCCAGTGATTGCACCATCCTCATCAACAACGACTATATGCAACTCATCTCCTGAACCGCCTTTAGTTGTTGTCCAAGGTGTTGTGCCTGGAGCCCCATTTACGTTATTATAATATTCCCAACGTCTTGAAGTGTTTCCTGTAAAATCTGTACTCAATGTATATTTTGATGTGAAAGTTATAACAGATGTATTAACTGCTGATACTTTCATATCTTGTATACCTATTGTACTATTACCTACTGGAATAATATCCCCTACAGTAATTAATGTTGATTCATCATCAGTTGTATTTGCTGATGTGCTACCAACACCAATTGTAATGGTATTAGCTAATGCTTGTGAAAATGCATTTGCTGTATCACATACAGAAACTTTTATGCTATTGCCTAATGTTCCTGGATATTTTGCTGCAAATGTTAATGCTGATTCAGCATATGTA